AGAGAAGGGCAGAACCTTCCTCAAAATTTGCTTACATGATATGGAATGATTCTAGTAATAACTTAAGGAAAATCAGAAACGCAAATAATACTGATTGGGTTACTATTGGAACATTAACGGGTGGAAATGTTTTTGCTGATGATGTAACTTTTACAGGTGCAAGTGCGAATGTTGTATGGGATAAATCAACAGATGATCTTATTTTTGATGATAATGCTAAGGCTATATTCGGTACTGGTTCGGATGGTTTACAGATTTATCACAGTGGAACTAATAGCTACATAGCTGATACTGGTACAGGGGCTTTAATTTTTAGAAGTGATAGTTGTTCATTTAGAAATGCTGCTGATAGTGAACAACTAGCACATTTTTTTCAAGATGCAGGCGTACAATTATTTTATAACGGTGATCTTAAATTAGCAACATTAGACATTGGGGTTGAAATTCCTAGCGGTGAATACTTACTAGTTGGAAGGTATACGACCTTTGATAACCAAAGTTCTGCGGTGGTTCAAATTGATGGAGGCGGAGCTGCTGGTATTGCCATTATGGGAAATGCAACAAGTAGCCAGAGTAGAATTAGTTTTTTTAATCCAAATGGTAGAGTTGGTGTTATAACTACAGATGGAAGCGCAACAGTTTATGGCACTTCTTCTGATTACAGATTAAAAGAAAATGCAACAGCTATTTCTGATGGAGTAACTAGATTAAAAACACTTAAGCCTTATAGATTTAATTTTAAAGCTGATCCAACTAAAACATTAGACGGTTTTTTTGCACATGAAGTTACTGCCGTACCAGAAGCAATAACTGGGGAAAAAGACGGTGATACAATGCAAGGTATTGATCAATCAAAACTTGTACCTTTATTGACAGCCGCATTACAAGAAGTTGAAGCCAGAGTTTCTGCCTTGGAAGGTTCTTGACCGTACTTGTTATTTTTAAAATTTGCTTTTAAATTACGAAAGCATTTAGATTTATCAATGGCAACTCCACAAGAAGAATTAGTTGAAGTCAAAGCTAGGCTTGATACTAATATTGCAACAGTTCAAGAGATACAAAAACAGATTGAAAAATTAAATCAGCAAGGGCAAGCTTTAACGCAACCAATAATGGAAGACCAAGGAGCATTAAAAATCCTTCAGAAACTAATTGATGAACCTGTCGTTTGAAAGTATTAGACTAATTTAAACACTAGATTGAAAAATGGCAGATAGAAAGATAACGGCACTTGCTGAGCTTACGGCTCCTGTCGCGGCTGATTTGTTGCCAATTATTGATTCAAGTGAAGCAGCGAACGCAGATAAGAATAAGAAAATTCAATACACAACTCTTCTGAGAAATCTCCCAGCAGGATCAGCTGGAGCACCTTCTTTGGGTTGGTTAGATGATAGTGGGGTGACTGGTCTTTATCGTTCAGCAGCAAACACATTATCGTTTTCTGTTAATCAATCTTTTATTGGATCATTTCAATCAAGCGGTTTTCAATTAGGAGCGGGTACGCCAGCAGCTCAACTTCATTTGTTTAGTACTGATACAACCGATCAAGTTATTATTGAGAATAGTGAAGCAGGAGCAGACACAGCTCCTGATTTTGTTCTATATCGTAATTCTGCTAGTCCTGCTAATGCTGATAATTTAGGAAATATTCTTTTAAGGGGGGAAGATGCCGCTGGTAATGCTCACGATTACGCTTCAATAGCTGCGTCAATTAAAACAGTTACTAATGGTTCAGAAGATGGCATTCTTGATTTGATGTCATCAGCTAGTGGGACACTTTCTTCAAGGATAAGATTGTCAGCCGATAAGGTTGGATTTAGCGAAGCGACACCTTTATACCCTGTTCATATAACAACAGCGGGAGCTGGTACAGCTTTATGGATTGAATGTAGTGCTAACGATGCAGGTTCAACATCTGATATAACTTTATATTCTAGAAGGGGAACTTCTGGTGCGGGCCAAGACAATGACATCCTTTCAACTATTTATTACAGAGGAAAAAACGATGCAGGGACACCGGAGCAAATTGATTATGCAGCGATTGAATCAAAAATAATTGATGCATCTGACGGAACAGAAGATGGTCAGATTAATTTCAAAGTGCAAGACGCAGGAACATTAACAACTCAATTCTCTATTGATGCGAATTTATTAACTATTGGAGATGCAGTTAATATTGCAACAAATACAAGCACAGGGACAAAAATAGGAACAGCAACAGGGCAAAAGATCGGTTTTTGGAATACAACCCCAGTCGATCAACCTGCGGCGGTTACTGATTTAACTGTCACGGCTTCTAGTGGAACCTTGCCTACTGCAAACGGTGCTGTGACTATTTCAAACGCTGCTTCTCCTACTAATGCAGAATTACTTGAATATTGTGTTGAGCTTGAGACTAAGCTTGAAGCTGCTCTTGCTCGATTAAGAGAAACGGGTTTAATAGCAACTTAAAATAGATTAGAATAAATAAAAGTGTAGAGGTTCAGTAGATGGCAATAGCACCTGGAACGTATGACATGACGATCCAACGAAGATCGGATCACAGTGTAAATTTTGAGGCAAAAGATTCAAATAATGCCGCTATCAATTTGACAGGTTATACATTAACTTCTCAAGTTTGGGATTCAGGTCGTACCACTAAGGCGGCTGATGCAACAATGACTATTACCAATGCAGCAGGAGGATTATTTACTTGGAAGGTAACGGATACTCAAACAACAACTTTTACTGCTGACGAATATAAATACGATATTTTATTTACAAATGGATCAGGTGATAAAGAATTTTGGGTTGAAGGTACAATTTACATGAGTCAAGGATATACAGCATGAGTAATACAGTCACAGCAACCGAAACTCAAAACACGATCAGTGTTAATGAGACAACTAATACTGTCACTGTCACTGAAGGTGCAACAACAATCGTTCGAGTAGCTACGGAAGGACCACAGGGACCGCAGGGTACTGCGGGTTCAAGTTTTTCTCTTTCCGATGATAATAAGGTGAATAAGTCTATAATTTATTATGACAGCACTGCTGGAGTCTATAAGGCCGACAGCACATGGACAACCAGCACACTCACAAACGGGGGTAACTTCTAGTGGCAAACACGATCAGGATTAAAAAAAGAGCCGCTAGTGGTTCAGCAGGAGCACCATCAAGTTTATTTCCCTCGGAATTAGCGTTTAATGAAAATGATTTAAAACTTTATTACGGTTTTGGTGATAACGGTTCGACACCACCTTCTGCGAGTTCGATTATTACCGTTGGTGGATCTGGAGCGTTCTTTAATAAGACAGATACAAGAACTGCAAATACTATTCTCAGTGGTCCAACGACAGGAAGTGCAGCCGCTCCAACATTTAGGTCACTTGTAGTCGCTGATATTCCAACGCTAACGGCATCGAAGGTTTCTGACTTCGATACACAAGTCAGGACAAACAGGCTTGATCAGATGGCAGCAGCTACGGCTGTTGTTTCAGGTGTTACTCCAACTGCTGATGCTCATTTTGCGACGAAGGGTTATGTAGACAACACAGCACAAGGGCTTGATGTTAAAGACTCGGTAAAGATAGCAACGACAGCAAATATTACACTTTCAGGAACTCAGACAATTGATGGTGAAGCTATTAGTGCTGACGAAAGAGTACTTGTAAAAAATCAGAGTACGGCTACAGAGAATGGTATTTATCTTTGCAAAGCTGGTTCATGGGCTAGGACTGATGACATGGCAGCAGGTAGTGACGCTGCCGGAGCGTTTACTTTTGTTGAGCAAGGTTCAACTTATTCAGATGTCGGTTTTGTCTGTTCTTCTAACAAGGGAAGTGCAGTAACAGGAACAAATAACCTTTCTTTTACTCAATTCTCAGGAGTCGCTGGTGTCACGGCTGGTGATGGTATAGATAAGTCTGGTAATGAAATAAGTCTTGATCTTAAAGCGAATGGTGGTTGTGTAATTGAATCAACGGAATTGGCAATTGATTTAGCCGCTAGTTCTATTACAGGAACGTTACCTGTCACTAAAATAACGAGTTTAACTTCAACCGTTGCCGAGTTGAATAAATTAGATGGATTAAATAGCACAACAACTGAACTGAATACATGTACTGACGGTTCTACGTCAGCCACTTCAACAACACTTGCTGCTGCTGATCGTTTAGTCGTCAATGATGCAGGGACAATGGTTCAGGTTGCTTTATCTGATTTGGTTACTTTCTTAGAGAATGGTTCAGTTTCAGGGTTTGATATAGACGGTGGTACATATTAAACCTCTCTGCTCACCTGATCTAAAAGTAAAATGGCTAACACAATTAAGTTAAAGAGAGGAACTAGTACTCCAACAACGAGTGACATAGTTAGCGGCGAAGTTGCGGTAGATACTTCGGCTAAGAAGTTATATATAAATGACTCTGGAACGGTTAAAGAGATTGGCGGAGCTGATCTTTCTAATTATTTGCCTTTAACAGGTGGAACGATAACTGGAGATTTAACTCTTGATAATGCTACTAATGCTGGTAAAGATATTACTTGGGATGAATCTGCAGATTCTCTTACTTTTAGTGATGATACAAAGTTAAAATTTGGTGCTGGAGGAGATCTAGAGATATGGCATCAAAGCACTACTAGTGGAAATTATATTGCTGACAGTACATACATTCGAGAAACAGGAGCACAAAGTTTATATGTGCAAGGTGAAAATTTAATTCTTGAAAAACCAGATGGAACTAACTATATAGCTTGTGGCAGTGGCCTTGTTTATCAGTACTACGCAGGTGTTATGAAGACTATGACATGGCCAACAGGCTTGGTTGTCTTTAATAGTACTACCGCAGGAGGTAATATTTTATTAGCAGAAGGTACTAATAATGGAACTAATTACGTTGGTTTTGCTTCTCCAGCTTCAGTAACAAGCAGTATTGTTTGGACTTTACCTGGAGCTGATGGTTCAGCTAACCAAGTACTAAAAACTGATGGTAGTGGTGGCTTAAGTTTCGCAACACCTGCTGGTACTGGTGAAAGTTATGTAAAGCTAAACGTCTCTGGAGCACTTTCTAACTCAGGAACTAATACATTTGCAGGTTATAACTCAGGTAATGGTTTAGCTGATGGAGCTGTTGAAAATACTTTTTATGGATATGGTACTGGACTTGCAACTACGACAGGGGATAATAATTGTTTTTTTGGATCTTTAGCAGGTTATTCTAATACAACTGGTGGCAACAACGTTGCATTTGGACGTGATGCAGGAAGATTCAACGTTAGTTCTAATAATAATACCTCGATTGGTGATCAGGCTTTAAGACTTAATACCGCAGCTAATAACACTGGTGTGGGAGCGCTTGCTTTAGCAGCAAATACAACAGGAACTAGTAACACAGCCGTTGGTAAAGATGCTTTAACCGCTTGTACTACTGGAGCCGAAAATGTAGCTGTAGGTACTAACGCAGGTAAAGCGGCTACTGAAATGAAAAATTCAGTAGCTATTGGATTTGACGCTTTCCAGGCTCATGTTGATGCTGCGTCTTATGAAAGCAATGCTGTTGTTATAGGTCATAAAGCAGGATATAGCTCAACAACAGGTCATGGTAATGTTTTTATTGGTAAAGATGCAGGTTATTCAACTACTACTGGGCATACGACAGTATCAATAGGATTTGATGCTGGAAGGCAAACTACAACAACAGGCGGCAATGTAAATGTTGGATATTATTGCGGAAGAGGTGTTTCTGGTACTAACAATACAAGTCTTGGTTTCTTTACTAATAATGCTGCTCAGAGTGGAAGTAATAACACTTTAGTTGGATATAACGCAGCACCTTCTTCTTCAAGTGTTAGTAATGAGATCACTTTAGGTGATGCTTCTGTCACCAAATTTAGAGTCCCAGGTTTAAACTTCTCGATCAAAGATAGTACAGCTACAGAAGACTACGTTTTAACTGTAGACGCAAATGGAGACGCTGGTTGGGAGGCTGCTGCTGCCGGTGGGGCTGGTACTGGTGAACAGTTTGTAAAACTAAAAAATAGTTCTGGGACTCTTAATGATGGTGGAGAAAATGTTTACGCAGGTTATAGAGCAGGTGCAGCGTTAGCTAGTGGTGCTGCTGAAAATACTTTCTTTGGAACGGATGCTGGAAGGTCTAATGATACTGGAGATTACAATAGTTATTTTGGTCATAGAGCAGGAGAGAACGCTACAACTTCTGGTAATGTTGCTATAGGTGCAGAAGCTTTACGAGCAAATAATTCTGCGTCAGGATCTAATACAGCTATTGGCAACCTTGCTTTAACAGCTAATACGAGTGGTTCTTATAATACAGCACTTGGTTATTATTCTTTAAAATCAAATACAACAGCTTCCAACAATGTAGCTGTTGGTTATAACGCTTTAGACGCTAATACAACTGGTAGTGAAAATACTGCTTGTGGAACTAAAGCTTTGTCTGGCTGCACTTCAGGTGGAAATAATGTTGCCCTTGGACATGAAACACTAGAGAATTTAACCACTGGTGAAAAAAATATTGCGATAGGCCATTCTGCAATGGGTAGTTGTAGTACAGGAGTTTCTTATAACACAGCAGTTGGTCATAGAGCTTTAAGAGATAGCGAAGCTAATAACAACACAGCTATTGGTTATACAGCTTTAGAAGTAAATACATCTGGAGCTGATAACACAGCCGTTGGAACGAGTTCTTTAGACGCTAATACAACAGGTAGCGAAAACACAGCCGTAGGCTGGGAATCTTTATCTTCAAATACGACTGCATCTAACAATACAGGGATAGGTTTTAAAAGTTTAAGATATAACACAACTGGATCAAAAAACACAGCGTTAGGACATGACTCAGGACGTGAAGTCACTACAGGCAGTAGTAACACAATTATGGGTTATAGAGCCTTTACAACTGCTACAACTGGTGAAAATAATGTTGCCGTGGGTATATATGCGGGAGACGCATTAACAACAGCTACTGATTGTGTTTTCTTAGGTCGAGATGCAGGTGGTGGCGTAACGACTGGTCTTTACAACATTGCTATCGGTGCAGAATCCATGATGGGTACGTGTACTGGAAATGCAAACGTAGTTGTAGGAAGAGACGGTTTACGTGCAGTAACGTCAGGACAGAAAAATGTCTCAATGGGTAATGACTCATTTAGAACACTTACAGGCGGAAATTATAATGTCGGATTAGGACATGAAGCTGGATTTAATTCAACTGGATCAGGTAATGTAGCTATTGGTTATCAAGCTTTAAAATCAGAAACTCACAATATATCTGCTACTGCGGTTGGTTATCAAGCTTTATATTCGCAAGATGCAAGTTGGGGATTAAATACAGCTCTTGGGTATAAAGCAGGTTACTCACTTACAAATTCTACAGAAAGTGTTTTTGTTGGTTATCAAGCTGGTACAGCTCTTACTACAGGAGATGGAACATTTATTGGTGCTAAGTGTGGTGAACAAATAACAACAGGTGGATCAATAGTAGCCATAGGAAAAGATGCTTTAAAACAAGCAACAACTGGTAGCAGTAACGTAGCTATAGGAAATAATGCAGGTGATGCAATTACAACAGGTGGTCAAAATGTTTGTATAGGTACGAATGCAGGTTCTGCTTTTACAACAGTTAGTCACTGTGTATATATCGGAAAAGATTCAGGTCAAACTGCAACAGGTAATGGTAATACTGCAGTTGGATTGGATGCCTGTAGACATGCTTCTGGAGGTTATAATACTTGTATAGGACGAGCTGCTGGAGATGTTGGTAGCTTTAGTGGTTCTAATAACACTGTAATTGGAAGCGGTGCAGATCCAAGTGCAGCAGATGTAGATAACGAAATAACTTTAGGTGATAGTTCAATAGCAACCTTACGTTGTCAAGTAACAAGTATTACAGCACTTTCTGATAGAAGAGATAAGACAGATATTAATACTTTAGATCTAGGATTAGATTTTATTAATTCTCTTAAACCAGTCAAATTTAAATGGGATTCAAGAGAAGGAATAGCAAAAGATGGAACTTATGAAGCAGGTTTTATTGCACAAGATTTCCAACAAGTACAAAAGGATAATGATGCTGATTATCTAGGTTTAGTACTGGAATCAAATCCAGAAAAACTTGAGGCTACACCTGGTAAACTTATACCTATTCTTGTCAAAGCAATACAAGAGCTTAAGATGGAGGTTGAAACTCTTAAAAACAATGGCTGAACGTACTGCTGATGAAGTTGCACAGATTTTTTCTGCGGCTGGTGATAGCGTCACTCTTATCAATTCTATTGCTGCTCAATCAACCATTACTGATGAGGATAAAGCAACTCTAAAAAGAAATGTAGATCACTTAGAAATCATTAAGGCATATAAGAAAGAGGATGGCACAACCTCTATTTGGACAACAGAGGATTTCACAACTCAGGATGCTGCTGTAACTTTAGGGAAGTCAAAGTATTAAATTTACTATGCAAAAGATCCTAAACATCATCAGTGTTGTATCGTTCCTTCTCGTGGCAGCGATTACTGGTGGTGGAGTTTTTGGTTATCTCTGGATAACTAACGAAAACAACCAAAAGATGCTTCAAGATAAAGCCATGGAAAAGGTAATGGGTGCAATTAAGTTACCTAGCTTATCTGGTCCTGCTCTTCCTACTGGAGCGTTAAGTCCTGCCCAACAAAAGAACGAAGAGAAAAAAGCTGTAGGTGTTCCATTTAATCCTTTCTAAGTATGAAAAATACTGAAGGACGGGTGACTTTTACACCCTTAACAACTTTTGATCATGTTTGTCTAAAAAAGATTGCTACAGCCAAAGGTGAAACTTTATCGGCTGTGACTGCTTATGCTGTAAATCAATGGTTGATAGAGCATGGTAAAAAGAATTTGCATTATTACGGCAAATTAAAACAGTCTATTGATTCCGAAAATTGAGATAGACCCTATTGGGGTTACACCTATCAATACTTATGTGATTAATGTTCCTGTTGTTAATCCTCCAGACGTACCAATAAATGTTCCTATAGGATTCCCAATAATTGAAATGCCTTGTGTTAAGGCAAGAAAGAGTATTGAAAATGATGCGTTACTTGATAACGATCCAGATGGAAATATGATCTTGTGTCCTGCTCAGACACCAAGTTATGAGCCGATGAATTATGAACCTTTAAGGGTTGTGCCTATAGAAGATGGAGGAGAACAAAGACACGAAGAGCCAGAAATCCCTCCAGCACCAGAAGTGCCGAGAGAACAACCAGATACTTGCCCTCCTGATGGTGCGCCTGAAGTTGGGACAAAGGTCGAAGAAGGAACTAAACAGATTATTAAGTATGAATTGGTAGGAAACCGTTGTGTAACTAGATATAAAAAATTAAATGTTCAACAGCAGATAATTGATGCTATCCCCACAGTTCCAGCGGTGGTGAAAACTGGCTCGATAACCCTTGTGGCTACTACTGCTGCACTATCTACACCAATACTATTAAAGGCTGTCAAACCGATTATCAAGCAGGTAGTGAATAAGGTAAAGAAGGCTTTAGGTAAGAAAATAAAACGACCAAATTTATCTGAAAAAAGAACTAATTCTTATCGGGAGAAGAGGGGTTTACCTCCTGTGAAGGAGAAGAAATAAGATGCCTGTGAGGTAAAACTTGACCCATTTTAGCTTTAACTACAACATGCTCACAGATCTTGTAGTAGGGGGAAGAAGGAGCATATTCTATTCCCTGTAGTTTTAAATTTCCACATTCACGTAAAGTTGCGATGATAAAATCTAATTTTTTATTATCAATTAGTTGCTGTTGATGTTCTCCTTGTAGCTTTGCATTTTTCAAACAACGCTCTTGAAATCTTCTATCTAATGGCATACTAAAAGTTAAGCTTGCGCCAAGATTAAGTGAGAAATTATCTTTCTGTCCTGTACGTGTACTTTGATGAAATAAAATCTCACCTTCATCGCTATACACTGGAGAGTCGTACCAGTATTCTCTTGGTTTTTGGAACGAATGTGAGTCTGTAATAAAGGGAGAAAATGTTAACATTGGCCCCTGACAAACTACTCCACCGCCGTATTGATTTTGTATAAGATTTCCCTGCAAAGTTTGTATTGCCATATTAGTTAGCGAAGCTGATGTATTAGCAACTGGGGCTGCTGTTTGTGAGGTATTAGCTAATGCACTTTGCCCACTAAATAATATTATTGCGAAAAGACAGAAGTAGTTTCTGTTGTGCTGTCTAAGACTGTTGTGCGGTTGATTACCGTGGTGTTTGACAACGAAGGAGAGCGATAAGTTTCTACAAATTGAAATGCCTGACCTGGGTTTGTGATCGTGACATTTCCTCTTGTATTGATGTCTAAACCAGTCCATGTTTGTGCTTGTCCATCAACGGTTGTTGTTAAAGTCGTAGGATTAGGAGCAATACTTTCACCATCAATAGAAATATTCGTGCCATTTAAGGAGTATTCATAACCAGAATAGTCGTGAGAAACAATTTGCTCCGTGACATTTGTGCTGGTACGTGTGACTGCATTCATTGATCCACTAGAAAAATTAGGGACCACTGGCACTGCTATGACTGGCTTTTGCCAGCTATTTAATAATAAAAATAGCAGCAAATACCTTTTCATTCTTCTACTTTATGAAGACAGAACTTATAACAGATCCTGTAGCAACTGTGCCTTGGCCTCCAGCAGTGAGCGAGACAACTCCAGCACTTGTTACTGATCCGGCAAGTGATCCTGCAACGCCAGAACTGTGCGATGTTACATCAGAAAAGTTTGGCACTGCTCCTGTACTAGGTGCGCTTGTAGCAAGTGCATCAGCCTGAATATAGCTTTGCGAAAAACTATAAGATTCACCCGAAGTTGCATTTTGCGTGGCAGCAATTGTTCCAGGTGCATAAACTCCACTTGTGATCGTGCCAACACTGATCGTTCCAGCAGTGGTGCCATCGGTCACATCCACTCCAGTACCAGATTGGCTATAAGTTGAACCAACACGGGTTGCCTGACTTACTGCGGCGTTCACCGTAAGCTGTGCGCTAGAAGTGATGCTATGGGTCAGATCTGCGTTAGCAGCAGGAGCCGCTAAAAATAGCAGCAATAAAAGTTTCTTCATGTGAGCTTGCCTGTTTGTGGATCTATTTCTTTCCCAGAAATAGGATCAATGCGTGGTTTATCTGGCACTAATCGTATAGGAGTCTCGACTTTTATGATGGTATAAGGAACACCATTGTTAAACCCTGCTGCTTCTGCCTTCTTCTTTTCTTCATCTGCTTTATACGTTCCATCACCTCTTTTCTTTGCTGTCTCAAGTCCAAAACTCGCCAGCGCACCAGTGAAAACAGATGCAATAAAAGTCGGATCTATGCGTTCTTGTTCTCCTAATCCTGGAATCGTAACGTAATTTAAAGTCAAGATAAATCCACTCCAAACCACAACTCCCAAACGCACAAATGTAGACAAGACTTGCAGTTGTTCTTCTTTATCATCCAAGCCTTCCTTTAGTTTTTGAAGAGGATTCTTCTTTTTTGGTTCGTTTGCTTGTGACTCTGGCATAGAAAGATAGAAACAATAGTTTAAGATTACTCCTAAAACGTACAAAATGCCTCAAGAACTACTCGCAGCCTTGATTGGGGCAGCTATATCTGGAGCGTTAATGGTCTTAGCGAACCGTTCCAATCGTAATCAAGGTAATTTTCGTGAAATATTCCATCGTTTAAATGCTGTAGAGAAGGACGTTGCTAGATTAGAAGTATCTAAGAGAGATCCCCAAGGATGGAGGAAAAGATAGCAATGGCGAGAGCCAGAATCAAGGAATTAGAATTATTGATAAAACATTGGGAAAAGAAAAAGTGAATTGCTGGCACTGTGACACCGAATTGATTTGGGGAAGCGACTCTGATTGTGAACACTTAGAAGACTTTGATTATGTAGCTTTTCTAAGTTGTCCTCAATGTATGTCGGAGGTAGAGGTCTATCATCCTAAACCCAAAAGCAAACCCCCCTAGAGCCTCTACTCTCTAAGGGGTGTTGACTAACATCGCATCCCACTGCGTGTTTAATAATTTACTTGCAGCCTCCTTTAAATAAATGTGCTATTTAACCTTAGCCAATTCTTTTTTAGTGTTCAATAGGTAAGCTCTCTCAATTTGCCTTCTTTTTTCTAAGCAGTGTGAACAAAAACATAAATTAGTTTTCTGTTCCATAATCCTGTTAGGTTGAGTATCGGCTTAAACGACAAAACCTCCCTTTAAGTGCAAATCTAGGGAGGTTATGTCTGGGTGGTGGGGACCACTAAGCCAAATGTAGCGTTTATATATAAGATTGTGAAGAGTGAGTCTATTTATGAGAAAACTATTCAAGCCTCTGTTACCTCTTCTTTATGCTTTTTTGCGTAGTGAAGCAGGTAAAAAACTGTTACTTGACTTGTTGAAAGCAGCTTCAAAACAGACTACAAATACACTTGATGATCAAGCTGTAAACTTCTTACAGTCAAGGTTATACCCTAATTCAACTACTACATTGCAATGACAAATTACGATCCAACATGGTTAGAAGAAGATAGGCAGAGGATGTTAAATATGGAGCGTTGGTATGTTCTTGATGGTCGTCACCTACCTGACAATCCTATGCACGGCTTATACACTGGGTTAGCAGCTAAAGGAGCAACACTAGATGGAGAACTTAGATGAACAATTTGTTCTGTTAGATCAACTAATGGAACCTGCCACAATGGAGCAGGAATTAGAGTTAGAGAAGAAGATCTTATGGTTTACAGAAGGTGCATCTAAAGAACAATTAATAAAACACTGTGAAGCAGTTGAAAGAAGTTTTTTCCATCAATCACAATTCACTGCTAATTGTTTAAAAGAAATAGCAAGATGTAAAGCAAAAATTGCTTGTTTAGAAAATCCTGTAAGACAACCT